CCCCATTGCCACCCCCGAGGCGTTCGCCGCAAAATTCTCATCCGTTAGATTTGGAACATGGGAGAAGGTGTAAATATCCTCTTTGAGTGCCTTTCTCAGCACCTCAACGCCAGACTCGTCTAATGAGCGTGTTAGGTACTCTGCTTTCGCGTCTGAGGGTAATTCCAGCAATTTTAAGTCCTGCAGGGCTTTGGCTGCTTCGCTTGACTCGCTTTCCGTGTCACCTAACAGAGTGCCGTAAATAACAAGGATTGCATCTATAAATTGCTCCTTATCGTTGACCCGGTCTGACATCAAAGTGTTGTAGGCATCAATTAACCCGATCTGCTGCTCAAAATCCCCGATGCAATCCTTGTTATTCTTGTACTCAGTTATGGGGATATCGCCCATATGGTGAGGCTCTGGATTTTCGCAGGGGCCGGAAGCTGTCTCCCCTTCTCCCTCTGCCGTAAAAACATACTTGTACTGGGTCGTAAGCACACTTACAAGGTACCGGGTCTTTTGTGTGTCTGTATCGGTCTGTGGGAAATAATACACGCCGTACAAAGGCTGCTGCTCAATTGTATCGTCGTATACTATAAACGTGTACTCCGGTTCGAGGTTCTTTGCCGACAAGGTAGTTTCGTCTTTTTTGACATAAACATAGTCGTAGCAACGTCCATAGATCGACAGATCCAAAGCGTTGTCGCTGTCTACATCGTCAATAGAAGCAGCGTCAAAGGCCTCAAGCAATTGCTCGATCTTTGCATCCCCTGTGTTGTTGTATGTAACGGGATTCCCCATAAAATAACTGGATGCCGTGTCTGCAATGTCCTTTGCGTGATTACATACGGCCCGGACATTGGGCGCTCCTTTTTTACGTCTCCGGCGGATAATATTATGCTCCCCCAAGTAGTACTGTTTCTTCTTATCAAGTTCCGGCACTATCGTGTTCCGGTGCCATTTTATAAATTTCAAAATGTCGCGCTTGTCAATATTAGCTTCGCTGTATTCCTCTGCAGGATATGTAAATACTTGCAATTTATCACCTCTTTCCTAATCAAAACCATAGGCCGCCTTGTCCTTAACGCGGGCTTTTTTGTTATTCAAAATTGTGTAGCAGAAATACCGTACCGCATCCATTGCGTGGTCATGTTGCTTAATGGGCTTATCTTCTCCCCGGTCGGCGGCCTTGTTGTCCCACACATATGACGCAAACTCCATGATCGTGTTGACGCAGGAAGAGCTAAACAGTATCTTCCCCAGGTTTAAAAGCGTCCCGACGCGCCGTATGCCGTCCTCAACGTCGTTGTTGGCAGACATAATCGTATAACCTCTACCTTGCAGCTCGGCAATAAATGACGCCGCCGAAGGGTCAACAATAAGCGCTCTTATCTTTGTGCCGTCAAGCCAGGTCTTTAGATCATCCGCATAATTCGCATCCGTCTTCTGCTCGCCTGTATCGCGCCCAGAGTAATAGTACTCGCGGATGCAATACCAAATCCCGTCCGTTCCTTTGTTCCACAGCAAAAAGACCGTCGCGTTCTGCGTACCGTAATCGATGCTTACATAGCGCCCGCCGTCTATCAGCTTGCGACAAAAATCGAGGACACTTTTGACGTGGCTTTCCTCGGAAAACATGTCGTAAATGATGCCTTCCGCCATCGCCCATAGCCCCAGGATATAGCGCTTGTAAAACACCCCCGTGTATCTAGTGCGGTATCGTTCTTTTATCTTCTCCGACAATGATAAATTATCATCCATTATAAAATGCAGATAAAGGAGGTTGTTTTCCGCTCGTTTATCAATCCAATTGAGTTTAAACCAATGATACGGACCCGCTGGATTGCAGTTAAACCAAAACTTTGAACCATCAACGGAACACCGCCCCGTTGCCTGATTGACAAACGACTCCGGCATCAGGGCGACCTCATCAAAAAAGACCCCCGCCAGGGTAATACCCTGAATGAGATCCTGCGACCGTTCGTCTTTGCCGCCAAACACATAAAAATAATTGGTCACGCCTTTACGGGTTATCTCCACCAGGTTATCTGCTCGGTGATCGAATACTTTATAACCCCGGCTACGTAACATCAGTTTAAGCCAAAACAAAACATTCCGGCGGAATGACCCGATAGTCTTTCCGCACATGCCAAAGTTTTGCCCGTCGAAGGTTGCCATCGCCCACATTACGTAGGATAAAGACATGCTTAGGGTTTTGCCAGATCGGATTGCCCCGTCTGCTATAATGCCATCCTTGTCTTTTACCGGCGAATCCGGGCACCACCAGTTTAATACTTTGCGCTGCTTTTTGGAAAAGGGCTTAAACTTAAATATTTGTCTAACCGGCTTAATCAGCTTCATCGGCCCAATCCTCCGCAGCAGATCCGTTCAGGGCCTCCAGGAAGCCGTCGTCTGCTATCTCTTCGCCTTCTGGATCCACACTCTTTGCTTTTAACACCTCGGTTCTTACCCTCTGCTCTTCCAGATCCTGTTCAGACTTCGTAGTCTGTCCAATCGTGTCTCGGATCGCTTCGTAGGCCCTTACGTTGCCGCTTAGCGCCTTCTTTATCATGGCAGCGTTTACGGCGCTTTCCAGAGTGCTATCAAGTCCAAGCGATTCAAGTAATGGCGACCACTCCGGACTATCTATTTCTGCAGTAAGTAAGGCGTTCAGCGTCTTCCGGAAATCGGCTTTCTTCCTGCGTACTTCACCAGATGCTTTTCCTCCGCGTTGGCCATATTCTCGGGCTTCGCTCGGGGTTAAACGCTTTAAGTTTTCCTCATTTGCCAACCACCTCACCTTCCAATCTGGTCTATTTTCGGACATAGAAAAAGAGATAGCTCTCGGCTACCTCCGGTTATCGTTTTCGTGGCGGATGTTCAACGGATCCCGCCACTGACCCGACCACCTCCCTGAAGTGGGTTTGTTATTTTACTATACAACGCAAAACGCCCTGCATCTGCAAGGCGCTCTGTATGTTCGGGGAGGATGCTATAATTCTATGCCTCATTCTGCTATAACTTTTTCATAAGTTCTTTCAAATATATCAGGCTTACATGGATACTGTTCATTATTTACCCCTGTGATAATCCAATCTCCCGGAGAAGCTTTCATATCACCTTCAAGCGTATTGATTATTAACTCTACATCTGTTTGATATGCCTCGATAACAACTGGCTTTTTCCGAAATCTTTCTTTTTTCACACTAAATCTCCCTTCTGATAGGGTGTCTACACTTATCACCAATACTATACTATCACAGGTAAACCGAACAAAACGAACAAGTATCAAATTTTTTTAATAAATCTATCAAGCGCCATTCTGCAGCTATCACTTGTATATGATTTACCCCTTCGCCCGTACCCGGTATTCATGGCGTTGGCCACTCTTTGCCAAGTTCTCCCCTCCAAGTAGTACAACGTGAGGATTGTTTTCATCTCCGGATCGTCCACTGTACTGATATACTCCTCTACGTCATTCGTTAGGCGGAGCAACTTTTTCTCCTCTGCCTCTAATACCGTCTTCCTGGATATCAGCAGCTCCCTCGCGTCCTCGTACTCCTGGAGGGGGAATCCTTCAATTCTGATATTGCCGTATGTCCCATCTTTTCGGGTTCCCTTCACTGAATCTACCACCCGCTCCCCGCTCGTCCCAATTCGCTCTATCTTATTTCTAATCTCCCGAATGCGCTTGTTTAGCTGCTTGATTCTTCCCTGAGCCGCGCAATATCTTTCAAGTACCGACTTATCCAACGGACTCCCCCTCCTCTAATAATTCATCCACAAACATTCCACGCGCGGAAGCGCATGCTCTGCTCTAGCCGCAATCTCTATTTTTCTCCACCCACTAAGGTAATGCCTATAAAGATCGGAGTTGTATCCGCTTAACATTACTGCCCCCTTGTGCTGCAGCAAAACCTCCAACAACTCAATATGTTCTGCGTCCGACATCTCATGTTTGTACTGCTTGCGTGTCCTTGTGGACAATACGTAGGGCGGATCCGCATAAATCAGCACATTAGGATAGTTGAACCGTTTAATCAGCTCTATCGCCGGGCGGTGTTCGATCTGTACTTGTTTCAGACGTTCGGCAACCTGCAGAATGATATCCGGTAATTCACACCAGTGTTTAACCGCGTATGCCCGTTCCCTTCCCTGCACATCTTTTTTCCACCCTGACTTTTCTGTCAGCCGAAAGCCGTGGCTCTGGAGGCTCCGGATCAGGTATACTCTCGCCCGTTCCAGATCGCCTTCTGCTTCGGCAAATGCTTCGTCATATTCCTGACGTGCGTAAGGTGTCATTTCGATTGCTTTTGCCAGTTCTCCCGGATCCTCCCGGATAACCCGGAAGAGATTTACAACGTCACCATCCAAATCATTGATTGTCTCGATGTTCGACGGCGGCTTTGACAGTAGCACGGACAAACCGCCAGCAAATGCTTCCACGTAGCTGTGGTGTTCTGGCATATTCTCTATGATCCAAGGCGCGATTCGCTTTTTACTTCCCGGATAACGCAATAGTGTTTTCACTCTTTTTATTCCTCCTCCGTTTAATTTCAATTTAGGTAGCGATACCACCGTGTTTTCATTTCTGCTGGTATTCCTTGCCCTCTATTCCGTTTCCCTGTCCAATGAGTTCCACCGGCTTCACCATCACAA